CACCAATATATAGCGGACGCTCTGTTGCATAACGTCCAAACTCTGCAGCTTCATCTAAATCAGAGAAGCTCTTTAACACGTCATTTAATTTTCTGCCGTGTTCGGTTAGCTGAGAATCTAAATCAGATTGACGGACAGCAACAAACTTCCCGGTGAATCTGATTGGCTCAACTTGTTCTTCGATTGAAGAGATATCTTCATCTAAAATTAGATCAGAATCAATGGTTGTTTCTTCAGAAACTTCAGTTTCTTCTGGGTAGCTATCGCCTTGATGTCCTATTTCAAATTCATGATTAGGAACATTTGAGTGGCTCAACATTCCAACAAGTTCGAGAGTGCGTAGAAGCACGTGGCTCCCATCTTCACCCTCGATCAAGTTGTTTAGATACTTCTTAGCTAGTTGAAGTAGCTCCGCCGCATAAACCATTGTTTCTTGCGGAGTCAATGGTTCATGTGTTTTGATTTCGTCTAAGATTCCATCAACAGAAGTTGACATAACATACTCCAAGTGTCTTTTGAAGTATTTAGGACTTCGACATGTATTCTTGGGCTAGATTTTGCATTTCTAATCCAACATCCACTTTAGTGGTAGAAGTTTTCATTAATCTAACAGGCTCTGAAAGAACCATATTGGTCGGAACACTTGGACCCAATGTACGACCGTTAATCGAAACGGTAATATATTGCCGGCCAGCAACGTAGTTGATTTGTTCCGGCGACATGTTGAAATTAGTTTTCTTGGTGTAATCCATCTCAATCATACTTTGCTGCGTCATACGTCTTGGAACAATGCTCATTAACGATGTCGTTAGTTGCAGCAGGACAACCTTGAACACCATAGGTACTAAGTGTTCTAATAGCTGTAGCAGCAACTTGAACGATTTCGGATAAAGCTGACTGTCTACCAACCCAAGGGCCTTTAGTCCAACCTTCTTCAGCTTCCGCTAGCTCGTTCTTCATTACGAGAATCATACCTGGGAGAGACTGTTCTTTGTCTACTCCCCACTTACGATTTTGATATTCCATTTCAGTTTCAATCGCATCGATTACAAACTGCGGAATAATGCTTATTGTGTTCATGGAATATCCCCAATAGCTGCAAGATACAGATCAACAATAGCTTGCTCTTGTTCGATCTCTGCCTTGTTCTTCTTGCGTAGTTTGATGATCTTACGCACGGCCTTGGAATCGAAGCCTTCACCCTTTAGTTCTGAGTAGATTTCTTTCTTGTCGGTGCGTAGATCTTCTTCGTCTTGTTCAACCTTTTCGATGCGCTCAATGAAACCTTTTAGGCGTTCACGTGTTGCTTTGTTAATCGAATCGGGCACTTCGTCAGTCATTGGTATTCCTATAAATGTAATCGTTTAAATTTGGTGCCCACGTTATAAGGATTTGCTTATCGAGGAAAAAACGACCCTCGAACAAGTAATAGCCATATCCGTGATCTAATAGAACTTCTAAAACGTGATGGAGTTGAGAGTTAGCTCTTTGATCAAAGAAGTCACAAACGGCCACTTCTCCAACTATAGATTTTAAACCTATTTGTTTAGAATTATAATGTTCTGATACTTCTGCTGTACAAGCGTCTGTTATTAGCTTAACTGTATCAGGAACACTAAGTCTTTTAAGATCTTCTGCAAGAACACATAAATCCTTAGCTGTTATCACTCGCGGTTCCATCCCAAATGTTCCATACTGGTAAGCTGTCATTGAAGATGCCTTTACGGCACAGCTTGTCAAAATCTGTGTCTGACTTATCGCACATCTTCAAGATGATCTCTTTGAAAGAGTCAGCAATCATTAGGTGCGGATGGAACGGATAATCGTTCCGTCTGTCAAACAGTTTAAAGCCAATTGTCCGAGTAATGTGATCAGAATCAATTGTGCTGATCGCGAAGTCCTTCTTCGTCTCAAAAGTACGAAGAGCCTCGTATAGAGACAACGCAATACCTTCTAAACGTTCTTCATACTGCATAACGAATTGCTTAGCGTAAGCCTCAAGCTTCGGACGTACGTGGTCTGGAACCAGACCCAAAGCATCATCGATCCGTTCGTTGAGGATAAGACCCACAACGTACTTCTCTTTGGCGATAGCTTCACGGTTCTTGTGGAGGTCCATGTACCAAAGGCTTTTTACCTTCAGACGATCTCCGTTACGCAGTTCTACAACTACACCTTCGGTTCCCTCAAGCTCTCGTACTTGATCGACCAATGAAGCATTATCCGATACTTCCCAGCGTTTTACAACAGGGATATTGAAGCAAGATGCGAGGCTAGCCATCTTATCATACGACATGTATTCACCAGTATTGATGTCACGAACCGCAAGAAGAGACATTGTTTCTTCAGGGTGGTTTACAACGATCCGATGCTTCGGCGCCATGTATTCAAAGATGGGAGTCATGTTCCGCTGAGAGATGAGAATACCAGCAAAGTCGTGATATTTCTTCATCATTTTACCGGAGGTCAGGGTGCTTTCCATAGTGGAACGCTGAACGAAGGATCGCAAGTCGTCAGTCATATGGGTGAGGCCCATCTTGGTACCCCAAACCAGATCACCGTTCAGAAAGAACGGAGCAACCATAGACCCATCAAGCTTGTCATACACAGCCACGATCTCGTTGAGATCGATGTCGCGAGACTCCATGCGCTCTCCGAAGTTGAAGAACTTATGCAGGGGACGTCGTAGAATCTTACCAGTCTTCGCACAGAAAATCATACCGCGGCACTCACGTAGAATGGCAGCTTCATGGCCCACTGAGAGATCTGGGAAGATTGACATGATGGAGCGATAGTTGACTACAAGATAGTCACCCTTATCAGCAATGTAGAATGCTTCATCAGGTTGCGCCTCAACATAGAGACGCACATCATCGATGTGTTCAATTTTAGGAAACATAGATCACCTCTTTTGCATCTTTATGCTAAGATACAAGATCTTGCATAAAATGTCAAGCTAATTCCAGTGGTGAATTGCGTTTGCGATAATAAAACCGCAAGTGATTAAGTTTATGATTATCCACAAACTTCTAAAGATCGCAGCACAATCTGCCTCACAATCACTATCAGATATTTTATATCCTATAGTCTTGGCCCATATACGCCAATACTTTTTAATCATTGATTACATATTACGTTCGTAATTATCCCAATCAAAGTCATCTCTTTGATCGTCGTCTTCATCTTCCTCATCATCTTCACCAATAGCTTCTGCTATAGCGTCATCCGTTGGTGGAGTCCAGTTAAGGATTTGTCCAGTGTCGAGATCGATTTCCATCTCGATGTCATCGCCCCCACCAATGCCTAAACCGCAAGGAGGATAGCCTTCAATTTCGTATTGTTTGCCATCAATGTTTAACGTGGCACTGAACAAGTCAGAGCACTTCGCATAGAACGAAATAGTTCTTATCATAATATATCTCAAAGTGGAAGAGAGAAGGTTTGTTTAAAGGTTGCGTGTACCTAAATAGATGTATGAAACATAGATACACAGAAGAACAACTGAGAGCTGTAATTGAAACGTCGTATTCTGTACGACATGTGTTACAACAACTAGGAATTGCTGCTCAAGGCGGCAACTATAAAGTGATCTACAAATTTGCTAAAGAATACAACATAAGTTTGGATCACTTCACTGGTAAAGTGTGGAGTAAAGGAAAAACTCTTACTCCACGTAGAGACATTCAAGATTACCTCTCGAACAAATTTCCATGCAACTCCGGTAGACTCAAAAAACGATTAATATCTGAAGGGTTCTTTACTGATCAATGTAGTAGCTGTCAGTTGAGTAAATGGCTCGGGAATCCAATTCCATTAGAGTTGGATCATGTTGATGGGAACAGTGATGATAACAGTTTGAGTAACCTGAGATTACTATGTCCCAATTGTCACGCTCTAACTCCAACCTATAGAGGTAAGAATCAGAAGCGTTGTAAATAATGGTATCCCCGGCCGGAATCGAACCGGCACCCTTTCGGAACGGATTTTCGTACCACTACAACTTTCGTTGCCGCTCGTCGAGCGTTTGTAGTCTGGACTATACCTTGACCATTGCCGAAGCTTTAGGCCCTGCCCGTCTAGTCTCTACACCTTCCTCTTTTCGAGGCTTGGCTCGGGATTGCCATGTGAAAGGTTTCCCCGAATTTGAGCAGTTCTACTCCAAGAGTTTCCTCAAGGGCACTCAGTTTCCTATCAAAGTCCGTCGCGTCTACCAATTCCGCCACGGGGACACATAATTCAAATCTTTCGATCTGATTTGTCTAATATATATTCTATTGATCAATAATTCAACAGAGAAATCAAAGGTTCTTATAAAACTCCGCCACTACATCTTTCAGAGGTTGAACCCAAGGTTTAACGTTCTCAACGAAAACTGTAGCACCTTCGTTCTCAACTGTCATTAGAATGACTATTTGTCGTGGACACGTTTCTTCATCTTGTGTACGTTCGTACCACATGTATGCATAACCAGCACACTGCATGAAGTAGTTTGAAATCATGTCTTTAGTTCTAGGACGTCTAGCGTTCTTAAAGTCAATGATTGCTGGACGGCCTTTGTATTCAGCAATCAAGTCAGCTCGTCCAGCTAACTTCAAAGTATCTGAATATAACGCAGTTTCTAATCCGAAGACTCTTCCAACATCTTTATCGATGATTGGTTTCAAATCATTAAATCGATCGAGCGCAAGGTAACCGGTCTTTGGATAAGGGATACCTCTAATGTGTGCTTCTGCAATTTCGTGCATCTCTGTTCCGAGAGCAGCAGAGCGGTCACGAATCTTTTCAGCTTCCTTCTCGCCTACTTTAGCGATCCATTTGAGAAGCTGCTCGGGTTTCTCTTGAGCACTTAGTACAGTAGTCATTGAGGGATAAGTTGCCCCCTCGGGAGTCACGTAATGTCGTTTACCGTTTACCTCTGTAGTGTTGAGTTGGACGTCGTATCGTAGGTCTAGTATTGCCACTGTTGCATGGTTGTGCGCATCTTCTTACGGATTGATCGCACAGTCCCTTCTTGTTCTAAATGCGATAGTATGTTTAGCGTACGTTGTGTTTCTATATTTGGACCGCCATCGACGTCATAATCACCGGACGATGAAAGAGGGAGTTCGCTGTAGTGCCAAATTTCACTATTGTCTTCCAAGATTATTAGAGTTTCAAACTCAACAAAATAATCTACGTTCGGATTTGGTGGTAGGGGAAGATCGAACCCGGGCTTTTCATACCCGGGTTCATTGAGTGGAGATCTTCCCTCCGTATCATTTTCTCTTAGCAGTGGTCGTGGGTTTCGCATTCCGCAGCTCATATTCATAGGTTACAAATTCTTTCACGAAGCCACTACGAACAATATCTGCAGGTAGAAACTCAACGAATTCAACACGATCTTCCATCTTGCGAAGGATTTCCAAGGTCTTCCATAGACCTTCCTTATCCTCGGCGTCCGACAAATCTGACTGGTCGTAGTCACCGGATAAGATTACTTGGCAGTTTTCACCAAAGCGAGTTAGGATACTCTTCTGTTCGTGGTACGACATGTTCTGTACTTCATCTAGGATAACAATGCTGTTATCCAGAGTGATACCACGAACATATGATGTCGATACAAACTTAACAATCTCTAGACCCTTTAGGATCTTATATGCGTCATTACGACCGAACAACTCAGCACAAATCAGTTGATATGGCTCCTCATAAACAGCCATCTTATCTTCTAACTTACCAGGCAAGTGTCCAACTTCTCTTGAAGGAACAGCTGAACGATAGATGATAATTTGTTTGTACTTTTTGTGATACAACACGGCTTCTAAAGCCATATACATCGCAACGAATGTTTTACCTGTACCAGGGCAGCCGTGCAGCACTACACTCTTATTAGCACGGAAAGCTTTAAGAGTCTTTCCTTGTGCGTGTGTTTTTGCTTTTACAGATCCAAGTGATAGTTGCTGTGAAGGAGCTGGTCTACTACTTCGTCCCTCATACCGATTATCACCTCGAGATTGCGCCGTATCTCGTTCACGTTGTTCTTGGCGCTTGTTTTTACGCATATGTACTCCTTGTGGTTAGCCCACAATTATATTATCGGATATTCATATTGTTCCGTGGTGATCCTTTTGCAACTTTGTTGAGGACATCACGGAAGCCGTTATCAATTTTACCCATACCTAACATTGTTACAAGCGCAGGCGCTTGACCATTTGTGGTAGGCAGAGAGGTGCATATTAAAGTAGGGTTGTCTTTTAGATAAGCTTCCAATGCATCTGTTGATAATAGTTGCTTAGTTACTTCTTTGGTTTCTTCGTTCAAGAACTCGAAGAACTTATAGGTGGTCTTCATTAGTGTCTCGGTTTGTTGGGACGTGGTGTAGAATCGTTGTCGTCCTTACCTTCGAAGGAAGAGGAGCGGCCTTTTTCTTTCTTACGACGAGCATTACGTTCACGCTGTAGTCGTTGAGCCTTGTAGTATTCCGCGTCGTCACTATTGTTGCGGAAAGTCTTACCCATGGATTCTGTTTCCGTTAGGAAGAACCTTCATGTTAAGCAGACCAGGGAAAACCTTCTCAACAAACTCAGCGCTGATGTTATCATAAGGCCACTTGCGGTCTTTCATCAGTAACACAATCTCAGCATCTTTTGGGTGAATAAATTCAAGAACCATGATGAATTGTGTTTGCATTTTTGCGTCGTTCAGATTTGGACCACCCTCTACAAAGAGATACATTCGACGTACTTCACCCCAGAAAAATCCATGGGTAGTTACATCTTCCGCTGCCTTGTAAGGAGGATTACCGGGTGGTAATCTAAACGTAACGTTGGGTGATATTCCATAATACAGAACATCAAACACTCGTTGATTTTGAGCAGCTTGTCCTAAAGCGTGTGCTCTTTGTTCTTCGTCCTCGATGGCGTTGATACGGTCGAGGAATTCGAATACAGACTCTTTCATGTTAGAATTGGTCTACTACGTCTAGGAGCGTTGATAGTCTGTACTTCACAAAGTAGTCAAACAATCGATGTCCTTTACGGCCTTTCTGATCTTCATATTGGGTTAAAATTTGAGTAGTGATTTCTTCTGGTATCGAGCGCAGGTCAATCATAGTCCTGTTCCTAAACCAGTTCCTTCTATGTATTTCATTCGGCCATGTTTCAACAGAGGTTGAGAGGAAAGCTTTTAGTCTTTCTTCAGTCATTTTTGACTGACGCTTTTCCTTAACCGTCAACACATCATCGTCTGAAAGTATGTTTGGAACACCATCATTACGGTCGCCCCTGATGATATGTTCCTCCAAATAAGCTACAGGATCTGAAGGAGTTAGCATACGCTCTTCGATGTGATCGTACTGAACTACGTCCCCATATGCTTGAAGCTGTTGGAAGTCTCTATCTCGGCTAACAATAGCATGAGGGCCTTCAGTATTCAATACCATCGTTGCAATGATGTCATCACCTTCAGCTCCCTTAATTTCAAGAACTGGGTAGTGAGTATATTCAACCAACTCTTTTTTGATGGAGTCGAACAGGTCATATACCTTTGGCCACTCAATGTGAGTCAGCTTTTCTCTATCGGTCTTTCGATGAGACTTATAGTATTCAAAAGCGTCCTTACGCCACGTTCTCGGGGAGTCGGCACAGATAATAACTCGACCATACCTAGACCCAAACTTAACGTTGATCATCCTAATGTAGTTGATAACGAGAAGACGAACCTTATTTGGGTTGAAGTCATCTACCTTTGGTTTCTTCGGGAAGGAAGCATGTAGGCTCGTCATCAATATGTTATTGAAGTCTATAAGTATCATAATATCTCAAATGGTTTAGAGAACTATTCAAAGTCCTCAGAGCTCTCTAGTAGCTCATCAATATCAATTAGTTGTAATTGGGAAGCAAGTATCTTATCAATCTCTTCACCGTTCTCATGCACAAAACTCACGAGAGGGTGTTGTAGTCCTAAGTTTCTATACATTGCAGCTCTAACGCTAGCAACAATCAAAAAACTCAATCGATCAGAGGGAATCTTAAACCCTGCTGTGTACAAATCTCTGAAGAAGGTATCCATCACAAAAGCCAATGCTTGTTCAGCAGAAGCTACCTTCATTTCTAATAGGTTCGATACAATCTCAACTGGATCAGCTTCAGGCTCATCGTGAGGTTTGTACTCTTTTGGAAACTGAATTATTTGCGCCGAATATTGTTCTTTTGGGTGGTCTTCTTGTTGAGGCGCAGTGTTTGCTGTCATTTAATAACTCTTACTATGACCACATCGTCCGAAGTTCTTGTACGCACGTCGATGGGGGTACTCTTGATGGATTGGAAAAGTTTGGTAATCTTAGTCTTCGGTGCAGATACCATTTCTTTAATGATGCTGAGGTGACGTCCGGCCCGCTTGGCTTCAGACGTTTCTTCATCAACGTTGAGAATGGTAGTGCCTTTCACTGATAGGCCCTCTGGTTTGGAGGCTCGAAGAATCGCCAACTGACTATATTTAGCGTTGTACAGTACAACAATTTGCGCTCCCAAGATATGTTTTGGGTCCACAGATGTCAGTTTTGTTTCTTCGTCAGTCTTCTTGTACTTGAGGCTTCGTGCAGTTGCTGCAGGGCGAGCCACCTTAGGCTTGCGACCCCTCTTAACAGCTCCTTTGACCTTTACTTTCTCGTCAGCAACAGTACCGCTCCAAGCAACGAGCGATTCAACTAAGCTCTTAACGAAAGCAAGAAGACGTTGGTGCACAGCACGCTTTCCATGATCGATCGTCTTGTCGTTCATGTCATCAAGTTGCATCTTGTAGTGATTGGTAATGATTCCAGCCTGCGAAGGCTTCATACCTAAAGTCTTGAAGAACTCAAAGAACTTCACGTCTTCTAGCTTAGTTTGGTTCAACCAAACTTGGTCCATCAACTCATCGATATCTCCGATGAAGTTCAACGCCTTGCGTCTGTTGTGGACAGCTGGCGACGCTCGATCAGGACTCGAAACGATTTCCTCGCGGCGAATCTTACCGATGATCAGATATTCTTTGATGCGAGCTTCCCAACGCTTAACGGTACGCTCAGGAAGCGTACAATCTCTGCTAAGCATACGCGCGATGTAGAAGTCCGAAGGCATCAACCTCCCGCATCTCATAACGGCGGAAATATCCTTGGGGGAATACTTGCGGTTCTTCAGTTCATCGGCGAGCCAATCAGAGTGGCTCCGTTGGTCGAAGAACACATTGTACCAGTTGAAGGCTGCATGCAACCTCCAATCTTCTGGAACGTATGATGTTTCAATGTCCGGCTCAGCGCCATAGAAGCGCAGCTCGAGTAATTCTTGGACACCAGTTTTTTGAGCTTTGTAAGCCATGAGTGCTCCTACTTAATAATAGGATAATCGCATATTATGCCAAGTTAATCAACAGTGTTTTTGATCGAATCTAATAATTTAATCCATTGATTTATAAAGGATTCTTCACTGTGTATTTCATTAGTGCGATCAAGATTTAGTGCAATGCGCGTAGGATCAAAACGATCGTTTGCAATCTGTTCTGTAACTTCTTTCAGCTTGTAGTAAAACAGTGTGGCGTGTTCATCTTTATAAGCTATCGTAGAATAGGAATCAGTTAACCCACCTGAAGTCTCAGGCAAGGCTCCATAGTTGGAGTGAACCACTCGACAACCAGCAGACATTGCTTCTATCATTGCAATGCATGATGTCTCGGGCCAAATAGAAGGATAAGCAAACACGTGAGCGTTGATCAGCGCTTCTCTAACTGTATCGTTATCTACAGCACCGTGATAGTTAATACCTGGATGTTCTCTGCATTGTTCAAACAAGGCCTCATAAGGAGCATCTCGTTCGCTCCACCCGTAGATACTGAAACTACTGTACACGTCAAGGATGATATGTACACCCTCTTCTTTCATATCGTTATACAATTCAATGAAAGCAGGGACAAGTATTTCTAGTCCCCGATGTGGTGTAGTATGATAAATGAATCGAATTGGTTCTGATTGATCACCACTTCCTATCTTGTACCACTTTATGAATGCTTCATTTCTTGGTAGTGGTTCAATGGCGTTAGCGATAACGATTGAATTCTCGCCCGTCAACCCATAGTGAGCGTTGTATTGCTGCTGTTGACAATTAGAAACAAACACAAGATGGTCAAAGCGAACTCCCTTATCATCCATAAGATGATTTGAGGCTGGATCGCCTGGCAAGTCGTGAAGGTAATAAATGCTTTGACGGTTAGGATCAAACCCTTGAACGCGCGACGGATAAATGTCGAAGTGTTCTAATAAGTCTTCTCGGCCGCGCTCTGTTAGCCCTCTAACAAGTCGCTCACACATCATCTCGGTTCCGCCCTTAGCTTTAGAGGCGAAGTCCACATTCTTAATTGGCATTACTGTTCTTTACGAAAGACGGTCGATGAGTTGGTCGGCGCCACCAATGTGTACGCCATCAATTACAACTACTGGGAATGTTCTAGCTGTTGGAAATTGTTCTATTAGTTCTTCACGCGTGAAGTTTACGTTCAGTTTTAATGCTGTGTAATCAATCTTCTTGGCAGTGAGGAAGTTTGCTGCCCGAACACAATGTGAGCATTCGGGCTTAGAATATACTATAATGTTCATGAATACTTAATGTTGCCGTGTTCAATAATCTTGTGAACTCGCCCAGTACGATCAATGACTGTAAACGATACTTCACTTGGTGAAAATTCTTTGACCATCTCAAGGAAGTCTTCCACTTGGAAGTCCTTGCAAGAGTATAGGTCAAATTTTGCGTATGGTTCTGGTACTTCGCTCCAGACGTGAACTGAAGCATGTGATGTAGTGATTACAACTGTACCTGTGACTCCTGCATTGAGAGGATCATCACAGTACTTTGCTTGTGGCTCCATGAAGATTTCCATGTCCACATTCTTTACCAAGCGACGGAGCCAGTCTTCAACTACAGCAGCGTCGCGCGGTGGGTTCTTCAATATAGCATCAACCAGAAGATGCTTGTGCAAGTCGGGCATTGTAGCTCCTAACGTATCATTAAAGGTGGGTCTTGTCTCGCCCTTAATGTTGATTAGGGACCCGGTTACAAAAAGATGTTTTGATTTAGTCCTTTAGATGCGCGTTTGCATCTTTGTTTAGTTGCTCAATGTCTTCTGGATCAAACCCATTCGGACGTCTATCCGATTTGTGGTGGATCGTTGCAAAAAGAGCAGGAAGTTGTGCAACGTCTGTATCGGTTGCAGGGATTTCTGGATTACCAGCATCAACGTCTGTGGCGTTACCTGGATCGCCTTCTTCTTCTTTAACGAAGGCGGTAAAAGGTTTGATCTTGGTCATGTGTTAATCCTTATTCTAATACTTTATTTAGTCGTATCAGATTCTTAATGATATCTGATCTCGGGCCAAAATGCAACAGTTATTTTAGATGCTTTTTGTTTATTCGAACCTGAATGATACCATTTAGATACGAATCATCTAATAGAACACCTAAGTCAAATTGCATTTTAGCTTCCATGTAAGAAAGCATACCTTTGGAATAACAAATTTCAAGGATTTCTCGTTTGAACTTATCGACACCCTTATCAGCAATTTGTTTCTTTACTTCTTCAGAAGAAGAAACATACGCCTGCCAATCAGATTGGACCTTCTCTCTGCGTTTACGCTTCTGTCCTTTGAGTGGTGGACGAACGATAACACGATAGAAGTTTTTCTTACCGATGTATTTCTTACCCTCGGGGTTAGTTATACAATACACAAATCCAATAGCATCTTCTGGAACATTATCAGAGGTGAACTCGTCACCCTTATACAGCCACATTATTCTTCAAACAACCCCAACGTTTCTTCATCACTATCGTTCTGAAGATTATCAGAACCACAGTACGGACAGAACTTAGCTTCGTTAACAGTTGTGTCAATACCAGTTAGGTAAAAACTTGAACTACAGTCATCACATTCGTGTAGTTGTCTAAGTTGAGCCATATGAAAATACTCCTTTGTTACTAGGAGTATTTAGAGATATCCATCTAGATCGTGTCGTCTGAGTGTTTTAGTTTTTCAAGAGCATTTGTGTGGTTTGCTTTTCTTACTAAAGTATCTGAGTGTGCTCTTAACTTATCTCGGTTAGATGGTACGTGTGGCTCTACGCTCCAGATATGAACTTTACTTTTAATGTTGTTTGTTCTAATACTACCATCTTCATCGCGCAAAACGTGATGGTCACTTCTAGTTACAACCTTATGTCCAGTCATCTTCCAATGTTGACCTTTATCCATTAGGTATTCGTGTTCACCATCACACTTAGAGATGTTGTCAACGTATGTGCCCTTATCGTATCCCTTTGGTAGATGGAAATGCAACACATGATGTTCTGTAATATGTTGTGGACGGCCAGCAGTTGTTGCAGTTCTTTGTTCTTTTTCTTCTCTAGCGAATACCGCACCTTGTCTTGGGTTTAAACTAGTAGACGTAAAGGCTGGCATGTGAATAACGCCACCGTTCTTTTTAAAATGTTCTCCTGGGTGGAAGCCACCAATACCACTATACACGTGTGCTTCGTGGTCTAACGGTTTTGCAAAATGAGCTATGGCTTCAGATAATGCGTTAACCTTTTCATGATCAAATTTGTTGGGCGAACCATGAATTAAAGCGGTGTTTATTCTACCAGACATCTCTCCAGTATATTGTTTTAATGCATGGGCGTGATCGTGTGTTTTAGGAGATGTGGGATCAACCCACAAGTGTTCTTTAGATGGTCCAAACGCAGACATCTTTTGATGATGATCATTTGAGTGGTCAACATTAAACTCATTTTTAGTAGCGTTTAGATGTTCAACTTTACTACTTCTAGCGTGTGGTAGGTCTACAGTTCTAAGACTTGTATCATTAAACCCACGGACCTTATAGCTTGAATCTCTAAACATCTTTGGATCGTGGAAGTACGCTTCGGTTAGTTTTTGATACGGTCGCATAGACCATATGTGTCTATTTCCAATTTTCTGATGTCCAACGTGTTCAAATGTTTGGTTCTTATCAATAACCATTTCATGCTCGTGCTCAATGTGCGAAGCTGGAGCGATGTATCTACATTTGTTGTATCCCTTAGGTAGTTCAAAGTGTAGGATATGAGTCTCTTTGTGAGCGTTGCTTGCACCAGGGTTAGCGTGCATACCAGCAACTTCAGGATTAAGAGATGCACAGATATACGTTGCTGTTTTGAAATGATTCTTGTGGTGTATTAACGACCCAGGACTTACTTCTCCGAAGCTCGAATAAACGTGGTGCGTATGCTCAAGTGGCTTTGCTGTACTCATCAAATGATCCATATGATTTGTTACAGCTTGAAAGTCAGGATGCATTGGAAGGTTGTTAATCAAATGGTGAGTTATTGTTGCGCTTGATTCACTCCATGTTCCAATGTGAGTATGATGATCCGGATGATCACAGTGATGCAAAGCTGCCAAATGGTTATGCTCAGCTTCATGGTGCTCGGATGAATCAGGGGCATCCCAATCTAGACCTAACGGATCTTTCTCTGTATTAAAGTGGGGGTTATTAGGATCGTGAGAGTGTGCCATTTCTTTTAATGTATCTTCATGAGGTACTACAGACCAAATATGCACATGGTGCTCAACGTTTGTACCATCAGTTTTCTTTTGATTCTCTTTAACAACTGTATGTTGCTTCAACTTCCAAGATTGTCCTCTGTCGAGCAAATATTCTTTCTCATATCCAACATGACTTGCTCCATGCACATACGCTCCCTTGTTGAAACCTTCTGGGAGATGAAAATGAAGTACATGTCGATGAGTTTGCTTGTTATCACCAGGAGTAAAGTGGTGTTGTGAAAACCCTTTAGCTATACTAGGATCTATAGAAGTGGATGTAAAAGCTGGTAAATGAATTTTACCACCTTCTCGTTTGAAGTGATCCGTAGGATCAAAGTGTCCTAAGCCACTGTAAACATGCGCCTCATGATCAAGTGGTTTTGAGTAATGTTGAATCGCTCTGGAAATTCTATCAGTTTGTTTAGTAACGAATGATGAATCATGGCTTCCGTTATGGCCACTAATCAAAACCATATTAATAGGGTACGATTCGTCTGTATATTCATTTAAAGTTTTAGCATGATGGTGGTGTTGTGAGTTTATATTTCTGAAATCATTACCAACTTCTTTAAACGCTGCATGCATACGGTCGTGGTGTGATTCTGCTCGTATAGCTGTTGATGCAGCAGATACGGATGTCAAGTCCTCTACATCATGGTTGAATAACTCGTTCAACTTAGCATCGTGTGGCTTAACATGCCATATCGTACGCTTAGTTGTAGGAGTCATTTGGTGTTCTGTTTTACCAGTCACCTTCCACTTACTGTTTGGACGCAATAAGAACTCACGTTCTTCAGGGAACTTTGAGGTTCCTCCGATGTACAAACCGTGTTGTGATCCTGCTGGAAGCTCAAAGTGGATTATGTGGTGGTCGTGTTTAGCAGAATCAGACGTAGCGTTTGCGTGCATAGCAGCGATACCTGGATGTAAGCTAGCACTTGTGTGAGCTGGAGTATGGAACACACCATGCTCACCAACTGCAGAACTAGGATCAAAATGACCTGTTGATGAATAAACATGGTGAGTCTTTTGTAAAGGTGCAGCCGAATCATACATCGTATGCAGATTCTTATGCAAGGACTGTTGCATAATCGTAGGAGATTCACCTCTAACTAGACGACTGTTTAAATCTCCCGACTCAACTCCAGTGTATCTTAGAATTGATAGTGGATGCTTTCCAACAGCATCTTTGTGTAGCTGTCTTAGTTCTCCATGCTCTTGAGCAATTTCGTGAGGTTGTTTCACGTGTTGAAAGAATGCAGTCTCTGTATCTTGCAGATGATCCTTCATAGCGGCATTATGCTGATAAGCTTCGTGCAAATGGTCTAAGAAGGGTTTGATTGGCATGATACACTCACAGTTTTGTTATCAGGTATTTAGATATGAAAACAGGCCCGTACACTCTTTACGAGTGCAGAGGGGCCTGCCGTGTTGATTTTATTTAGACCTAGAGAGATAAACCCCTCATGGAGTCCATACTCAAGTCTCTCTTAATATCCTGTGAGGTATACATCGTTAGCTCTTGCTCTTGAGGAGCCACTTGAACATCACCACCAGCAATCCACTTCTCTGTCCATGGTAATGGATTTGAAGCCACCTTATACGGACTTTCATACTTTAGAGTACTCATACGTTTTGAAGTAATCCAATGGACGTATTGCGTGAGTAGATGTTCATTGAGTCCAAGCATCGATCCATCTTTGAACAAATACTTGGCCCAAGATACTTCTTGCTCCGCAGCTTCGATGAAGATTTGTCGTGTTTCTTCAAGGCATTCTTCTCTAATAGAGATGTAGTCTGGATCATCCTTAGGCAACATCTTAATCGTTTGTTGAACAAAGCCTAAGTGCAAGTTCTCATCACGACAGATCAACTTAATGATCTTAGCATTGCCCTTCATTCGTTCAGTTTCCGCGAACGCCCATGAGCATGCAAATGAAACATAGAAGCGAATACCTTCAAGAGCATTCAAAGCATGTAAGGCCAGCCACAAAGCCTTTTTATGTTCGTAAGCATCGTAGCTTAGATCATACGTCTCGTGTACAGCCTTTAGGTTATTCAGATGAATAAGCTTATCGTAGTATGAACTAATAGACTTAGCACAATCCACAATTGGCTCAATTTCTAACAGCGTATCGAAGATCTTTGATGGATCAGGAACACCATTACGAACTATGTGTGTATAGCTTTCGTTGTGAATTTGTTCAATAGCACCTTGCCAAATCCACCATGCTTCAAGTTCTGGTAGAGTTGTAATAGCTCCGAACGCTAGCATTGGAGCTCGGCCTTGTACAGAGTCCAGTAACGACTGTCTAAGCAAGTTAGACACAAAAATATGTTGCTCGTGCTTGTTTAGTTCTTTGTACTCTTTGGAGTCTACAGTTAGATCAATCTCTTCAGGAGCCCACATGAAGCCTTTTTGCTTCTTGAGGAATCCTGTTAAGGCTGGATACTTTACCTTTTCATAGCGGGCGACGTTCACGCCACCCGCTTCGTCCAAGAACATCTTTGCTTTTAAATGGTTCTGCTCATGCAGAGGGAATACTGAATAACTCATTAAATCTTACAGGTATCGCAATCTGCGTCTTCAAACTCACCTTCTGGTAACTCAACATCTTCATGTTTAGTTTCACCAGCACCATCATATGTATTGAAATAATACAGAGTAGGCAGACCATACTTGTAACAGAAGATGAGATGGGTAATCAATTCCGACATTGGAATCTGGTGACGACCTTCTTCATCCTTAGGATAGTTTTCTGGATTGTAAGATGTGTTTGTACTGATTGCTTGGTCAATAAATTTGGTGATGACAGCCATGATCTTCAAGTAGCCGATAGGCGACTTTTGGTTCCATAGCAAATCGTACTTGTTCTTTAGACGACGGATCTCTGGAACAACTTGTCTGGAAACGCCCTTGATTGTTACGAGAGCACGAACAGGCTCAATGCCATTCGTTGAGTTAGAGATTTGTGAACTCGTTTCTGATGGCATTAGAGCCATCAGAGTCGAGTGCCGGATACCATCTCTCCTTAGATCGACCCGCAATTCATCCCAAGGCATATAATAGATCGGAGGCGTAAGTTGGTCAACATCTTTCTTATAGGTGTCGATTGGCAAGATGCCCTTACTATACTTCGTATCTTCGACAGCACTACAAGGACCACGCTCTCTAGCCAGATCACAAGAAGCTCTGATCAACCAATATGACCATGCTTCTGTCCAACGGTGAATCTCAGCTAGAGCTTCTGGTGTAACGTCATCGTATGTGAAACCATGCTTTGCCATCCAGTATGCGAAGTTGATAACACCAACACCCAACTGTCTACGCTTCTTCGTTGTAAGCTCGGCAGCAAGCACCGGATAGTCTTGATACGTTAGAAGATTGTCTAACGCTCTTGTAATAACGTATGCCGGCTTCTTGAACTCATCTGTACTTTTCAACTCACCCCAGTTGTTGGCAGCAAGTGTACAAGTTCCAATTTCACCATCTTCATCGAACAGATGCTTCATTGGCTTTGTGGGGTGTAGAATTTCTGTACAGAGGTTGCTCATATAGATCGTTGCACGATCCTTAATATAAGCTCCGTGATCGTTTGCGTGGTCCACATTCATGATGTAGACTCGACCAGTGTCCTTACGTTCCTGCATCAAGCTAGAGAACAGCTCGTTAGCAGAGATTCTCTTTTGCTGAAGCATAGGGTTCTTTTCAGCAGCTTCATATAGCTCACGGAACTTGTCCACGTCACTGAAGTAGGCTTCATACAAACCAGGAACAGCGTTAGGAGAGAACAATGAAATGTCTCCACCCTGTAGTAGGCGTTCGTACATCACTTTGTTGAGCTGGACACAATAGTCTACTTGACGAGCACGAGTTTCTTCAGTTCCCTTATTGTTCTTTAGAACAAGTAGGTTTTCAATTTCGTGGTGCCAGAATATGTAATAAAGTGTAGCGGATCCTTTTCGGATGCCTCCCTGCGAACATGTAGCATTATCAGCTTGGAAGCCTTTGATGTAGGGAATGAGGCCGGTGTGACGAGTGCGTCCTCCACGAACAGGTCTATCTAGACCTCTATTGCGACCAACGTTTAGTCCAATACCAGCACGATTACTAACGTAGAGTTTAATAGCACCTGATGCTGCAATGATTGAATGGAGGTCATCTTCAGCGTCAATTAGAACGCATGAAGAAAATTGCTTATCAGGAGAACGGACGCCCGCCATAATAGGCGTTGGTAAAGAGATTACAAACTTGGACGATAGGTCATAGAAGTCTTTGATCCACTTAAAGCGATCAACTTCTTTATGGAATAGCACTGCACCAATTAGTGCAAAGGCTACTTGAGGAGTTTCTTGGAATGCTCCAGTCACTCGATTCTTGATGAGATACTTTTCACGCCACTGCTGCATTGCAGCATATGTAAAGTCATCATCTCGACCGTAATCGATTAGCGACTCAATACGGTCGATTTCTTCTTCCGTGTACCAATCGAGAAGCTCTGGTGTATACCAACCTTGCTCAACGTTGGTCTTGATTAGATTATAAAGTCTAACGGGTTCGTACTGATTATAGACTTGCTTACGTAAATGATAGTTAATAAACCTACCAGCAACATACTGGTACCCAGGATTTTCTTCACTGATTAAGTCCGCTGTTGCTTTGATGAGGGTTTCTTGAATATCACTCGTCTTCATTCCATCTTGGAATTGAATTTGTGACTTTAGTTCGATTTCAGAAGGTGATACGCCAGCGATATCTTCACATGCCCACTGAACTACTTTGTGAATTTTGTCGAGGTCTAATTCCTCTTTACGTCCGTCTCGCTTAGTTACGTAGATCTTCTGCATTAATGTTCTTTTTCTTATAGTGTTTAATGGTAACACGATTAGGATCAAATAGAACTTCTGTATCCCAGGTGGTTATCAGAGTCTCTATGTCCCAATCTTGTTCGTTGAATGTAGGAAAGTATGTATCACCGTCAAATGTGGCATGGATGTCAGTCAAGTACATTTCATCAGCAATATCTATTAGCATATCATAGATCTGTCCACCGCCGATTACAAATACAGTTTTGCTGTTTGTTTCTTCAGCAGTGTTGAATGCATCATCTAGAACATCACCCATTGATGAATATCCTACACCACCTTCATAACCCACCGTCTTGGGGTCAGAAGTTAATACAATGCATTTGCGTTTGGGTAGTGGCTTACGCGGTAAACTATCCCACGTCTTTCTTCCCATGATCACTACTGATTCTTTTGTAGTCATTCGGAAGTGTTGCATGTCTGCTTCAATATGATCCCACGGCATCTTACCGTCAAGACCTATTACGTTGTTAGCAGACATTGCTGCTATTAGACACAGTGAAACCATTATACAGCAACAGCCATCGGAATATGTGGATGAGATTGATAACCTTCAATCTTCATATCAACAATTTTAAAATCTTCTAGGTTCTTAATATCGGGGTTTAGTATAAGCTTAGGTGGATCAAAAGATTGTCTCATGATCTGCATAGCAATCGCATCTCTATGATTATCATAGACGTGAGCGTCACCAGATGTGTGGATAAATTCACCGACTTCATATCCGCATACTTGTGCGATCAAATGAGTCAAGAGAGCATAACTGGCTATATTAAACGGCAATCCAAGTCCAATGTCAACAGACCTCTGGTATAGTTGACAAGATAATTTCTTGTCACTAGACACAAACATTTGGAACATCATATGACACGGTGGTAGAGCCATCTCATCAATTTCTCCTGGGTTCCAAGCTGTAACAATATGTCGACGGCTATATGGATTGTTCTTTAACCCATCAATTAACTTTGCAATCTGATCGATTGGACGATTAACAAAACCTCTGTCATTGGAATAAGCATCTTCCCACCAGTCCATCTTTTCCCAACGGCGCCACTGCTTACCATAGACGGGACCAAGTTCTCCCTTATCATCAGCCCATTCGTCCCAAATGGTGACCCCACGATCTTGCAGCCACTTAACGTTTGTACTACCAGCTAGGAACCACAAAAGCTCAATGAAGATAGACTTAGTATGAAGCTTCTTTGTTGTTAGGAGAGGAAAACCTTCTTGTAGATTGAATCTCATCTGGTGTCCAAATATAGCACTGGCCCCCGTACCAGTCCTTTCCATCCTATGGTCACCACAATCAAGAACTAATCCAGCAAGCTTAGCATATTCATTATCAAAGGTATTCATTACGATGTGTGTATCCAACTGGCTAATTGTAACTGGCCTGCTATGCCTGTAAATGTATTGTTATCGATGGTGAGTGCAATGTCAGCAGCAGAAGCCCCATTAAGGACCATCTGGTTAACATCTTTACCGTCTGTCTTCTTTGGCCATATACAAACGTTATAGCCATCTTTCATCAGACGCTCCATTCGATCAGTGATATGCTTACCTCTTCGTTCATTATCGAAGACGTACACTAACCGATCTTTTGTTGTGCCTGTGTATTCTAAAATCAGATCTGGTGAACAATCCGCTCCAGCTAGAGCAATTGCATTGGGTATGAATAAAGAATCGATCGGACCCTCCAGGATATAAATCTTCCTGTTCGGGTCTACTTTATCTAGTCCAAAGAGCTTGGGAGTTGAATCGGATTCATCGAACCGAATCGTAATATATCTTTGGGTTTGCTTTGATGTTAGAGCTCGACCTTGAACGCCGAATAAACGTCCCTTTCGATCGATTAATGGAATGACGAGCCTTGGATCGATTTCAGGAGTAAACTCTATTTTATCAGGGATTAACTCATTGATCCACTTGATGAAATTTAGATGGAAGTATAATCTCGAATGGACATTTGGCGGAATTAAACGAGACTCAACGTACGTCTTAGCTTTATGTGTGTGGGGTAGTTGGGAGATACGTTTGACGTTCTTCAGTATTCCTGATGTTTCATACTTGGGTTTTGTGTACTCCAAGATAGGATCTGATTGGCGCTCAAGTTTCTTTTCACCAAACTCATCCATGCAGTAGTCATTGTATAGATCGGGGTGATGGTCTTTAAGAAAGAAGAAAAGCTTCCCTCCCTTGCCACACTTATGACACTTGTACTTTAACGACCCTTTATCTTCGTAGATGTAGAACCTAGTCTTGCGTTTGTTAGTTGCAGAGTCACCACACAGAGGACATCTACTTTTGAAGAGGTTTCTTTTAACCGTCTTGAATCTCTCCAGACGGAACGCCAGCATGTTAGCATATTTGATATCGAGCTGTAAATTACTCATTATTAATCAATGGCGCGGGTGAAGCGCCTCACTTAAGTTACAATGTCATGGAATCAACAGACGAATTATCCGACAAAGCGAATAAAAGGTCAACAAATTTTAGAAAATCTTTTCTAAACCAACACTTAGCAGAATTGATGCAATAGCCCAAATGCCACCGATGATCCAAGTAGCGCCCTGACGGAAGCCTTTTTGCTCTCCCAACTCTACTTTTAGATCTTCTAAGTTATCAGATAGCTCTTCGACATCTGTTTCTACAGATTCAATTTTCTTCTCAACACGACTGATCTCTTTGTCAACGTCGATAGTTTCGAGTGCAGTGACTCGACCCATTAAGTCGAAGAACTTTTGGTATATTTCCATCGTGCGGTCGTCTAATCTCTTTAGAGTATCGACGACGAGTTTGCGGTATGAACTCCAATCTTCTGAGTAAGAAGAGGCGTCAACTGGTGTGTTGGTCATCTGTTAGCGTCTTTCGTTTCTGGAGTCTATCTTCAATCGGACTTTGAACTTTCCAAAACACAAAACATTCACTAACAGTCGGAGCATCCAAATCATTTGGTATATTTAGCGATTTGGAGAGTTGCTCAATCTCTGATATAGCGCGGGATATAGATGGTGAGCGCATTTATTTCACCATCTTCTTACGAGTTAAGACGTCAGCCATAACAACAGCTAACTTATTCTTTTTGTTTACGCCGGGTTCGCCGTTAGGACCAACGCCAATTCCTGCAACAGCGCCGGAGCCAGCCGTGCACATGTCTTCTTTTAGATCTTGTTTTTTCTCAGCCATAGCACAACATCCGAGTCCAAAGTTATTGTTGAAGTGAACACAGTGTTCACTCTTTCAGGTAATCTATTCAACGCAATTAAGAAAGGGGCCAACTGAGGCAAGTACTCTCTCAACTCATGGAACAACAACGCGGGAGCCACGGAACCAAACATGTTGTATATTACTATGATGTGGTTGAAGATTAAACGCTCTTTCAACTCACCGGTACGCAAATAAGAATTAAAGAGTCTCTTTATCAGTGAGAACCGACGAAGATCATCTTGGAACTCTTGGTCGGTAGCAGCAATATCATCATAATACTTTGCTGCTACCAACGTAAAATTTTCACTCGTTACAATACTAACCATTATATAAAGCTTATTTTAACCTTACTGTTTTGTATGTAGATTAGCATTGGTCAAATGTGTTGTAGCTTCTCCCAATGTCTTAGAAACTTCACATAAGGCTCCATGAGCTTTTGCAATGTGTGCTTTATAAACTGGGTCATCCGATGAACTGTGTAGGTGCTCTAAAACTGAACGAGCATGTTCTACACTGTCGTGGGAATGTTGAATTGATTTATTTGCAAACGTATGATGCAATTCAACAGAAGGTGTTATTAAACCTTTAACAAAAGCACCGATTGTAGATTCTTCCGTAATCGGTGCTAATTCATCAACTACAACCGGCGCCGTAGGAACTGGTGCAACTGGAACCGGACTTGCGCTCTCAAGAACGGACACGACTTTGGCCCCATTCTCTGCAGCAATTCGCTGTAGCATAGAACCAAACCCGTTTGTCTTAACTGGGCCAGCCGTACTAGCTGGGATTCGAGTTGAGATTGCTGCGTTTGTTCTTGATTCGTTAATAGCATTAGTAACCTGTACAGGATCGCTAGATTGTGCTGAAGCTATAGCACTTAGAAATCCTGGGGCCATAGACGCACCGGAAGG